TGCGATATCCAATAATTTATAATACAAATATATTTTCTATCATTAAAAAGATAGAAGATTATCGTAAGAAAACAATCAGTAATCTTAAAAATATATTGAATGAAATTCGTTTCTACAACTATATGCAAAAAAAAGACGGAGACCAAATTGATGCAAAATTCAAAGACAAGATTAATATGCTTTTTATTTTAAAGAGAAAACTAATCAATGAAATTTTATTATTAAAGTCGGCATTTTCTATTATTGATCAAATGTTTCAGCAAGAAATGGATAACGCAGAATACAAGAAAAAACACTGGTTATTTATGAAAGTAATGTACTTTTTTAATTTTATTTGTTGTCGTGATAATAACATGAAATCTACTTTATCTTACAAACGTCCAAATAAAATGAATCCATTTGTATCTAGACTTTTGGATCCTTTTCAACAAGACATAGATCTCGACTTTATAATAGATAATATAGGAAAACTTGATCTACATGTTACGTTTGACAACAAAGACAAAGACAAAAATAAAAATAAAATGCTTGGAGGTAATGCAAATAATGAGGAAAATAATGAATGGGGCTTCCAATATATTATGAATCGTTGGAATAGAAATGAAACAGACTATGATTAAGCGGAGAAATATTATTTATAAGAATCTATATAAAGATTTTTTCCGAAACATACGTAATGTACAATATATTTTTACTATCAATAGTAATATATTTTACTCCTGTACTATCGATCTCGTCCTTGAACAAAGCATTGAAATATAAAAACTATTTGCCCATAAAACCGATCGGGAATCTTTTTACTGATATTGAGAATCATGATGTGGATTCTATTTATTTTTCTAACGATTTGCAATATGTTTATTCTGAAAAGCATAATGATATAATTGCGACTCCAGATGAATTAGAGGGTCTGACTTCTGTCTTTAATGAATTCAGTGTTACTAACTCTAATCCTGTTCTGGCAAATCAACTTATAGAAACTTCGAATAAAAATAAAGTGAACAGCGTCATTTTAATGAAAGAAGTAAATCCAATTGCTGATTATGCCGGAGGATTTTTTTCATTACTTGGTAATGGACTTGATGCGCTTTTCTATGTTTCTATTTTCTTATTTTTAGGAAGAAGCGTGGCCGGATTTTTTCAAAGGGGTAATGGAACTTCGCTCGGTAACTTTGGCATGTCTGGACCGATGCCTCCTTTCATGTCTAACATAGGATCTGGAATGAATCGTGATAAAATTAATATGCAAAAATCAAATATCACGCTAGCTAGTTGGGCGGGGAGTCCTGAGATATTTCAAGAGTGTGCGGAGGTTGTATCGTATCTTAGAAATAGTACTCTTTACAAAAAAGCAGGAGCAGAAATCCCTCGTGGAATTTTACTCGAAGGTCCTCCTGGTACTGGTAAAACTCTTATTGCCAAAGCAATTGCGAGCGAAGCTGATGCAAACTTTATATCAATTTCTGCAAGTGAATTTGTGGAACTTTTTGTTGGAGCTGGAGCTGCAAAAGTCCGGAATTTATTTAAGCAAGCTCGCGACAATGCTCCGTGTATTATATTTATTGATGAAATTGACGCAGTTGGAAAGCAACGAGGTACTGGAATTAATATGGGGAATGATGAGCGCGAGCAAACATTGAATCAAATTTTAGCGGAAATGGACGGATTTGCTCAAAATGATAATGTTTTGATTATTGCTGCAACTAATAGAAAAGATGTCTTGGATGCTGCACTTTTACGTCCAGGCAGATTTGATCGCCTTATCAATGTCCCTCTTCCTGATAAGTCTTCCAGAAAAGCTATTCTTGGTGTACATAGTTCAAATAAAAATGTTTCTGAAGGAATAAATTTGGATTTTTTGGCTGAAATGACGGCCGGTTTTTCAGGGGCTCAACTCAAGAATTTGCTTAATGAGGGCGCTATTAATGCAGCACGCGATGCTAGAGAAATTATTGAACAGAGCGATATTGAAAATGCCTTAGAAAAAATTATTGTAGGTATAGTCAAAAAGTTAGATACTAGAAGTGATGAGGCGCTTTTTCGCGTAGCCGTTCATGAAATTGGTCACGCTCTTATTGCTGCAGTTTTTAACGAGTATTTTGAATTGAAAAAGGTGACTATTCAGAGCACATATAATGGTGCGGGGGGTTACACCCTTTTCAGTGAGTATCCAGAGATTACGGAAAGCGGTCTGTATACAAAAGATTTATTGAAGAAGCGTTTGATTATTGCGATGGGTGGAAAGGCTGCAGAGTATGTATTTTATGGTGAAGATTTTGTTTCAGTTGGAGCTGTACAAGATTTAAAACAGGCAAACTCTATGGCTAGGCAAATGATTGGTAATTATGGTATGGGAGATGAGTTAAACGTCTTTTACAATGAAAATGCAGAGAGTGACAGAAATCCTTTTCTTGGAAGAAGTCTCGGAATGGGAGATAAGTATTCGGATAGAACAAAACAAAAATTTGATAACGAAGCTCTTATGCTAGTAAATGAAGCATATGGAAAAGCCGTTTCAATTATTCAAAATAACAAAGATAAAATGGATTTTCTAGTTCGCGCTCTTTTAAGTAATGTTACTTTGAGCGGGATCGATGTTGATAAATGTATAAATGATGAATAATAAATAAATATTTTAATATATTAGCAAAATATTTATATTAAATTTACTTTTGAAACTTCTTGATGCATTCCCAAATCTTGGCAGACTCGTCTAGGGTAAATGAGCCTCGCTTTTGAGCAATAGTAAGGAACGAAACAATTACATTAAGCGCGACATTTTCATCAGTGATCTCGATGGTTGTTAAAAGAACCTTTTTTGGAAGGGGTTGTTCCTCAGATAAATTTGCGGGATTTGCCGGTTGCTCGGACAAGGGCTCAGTTTCTTCAATAGAGAATTCCATATAAATATATATAAAGTATATGTTTAAATCGTTTTAATACTAATTTAAGTCATTGCTTCACCCAAATTTTTACTCACTTCCGCTATTATTTTTGCATCAGCGTTTTTTTGATTTATGTCTCTTTGATTTATTTTTTTTAAATTTACGTCTTTTTGTATTCTTTTTATATTTCCTACCTGTTTTTGATCTGAAACCGCCAAGTGTTTCAATTTCAGCCTTACGCTCAGCAGCAGCAAACCTAGCAGCATCAGCAGCATAATCTTCATCATCATCGTCATCATCATCAGCATCACTAGTTTTATGTGTGCTATCACCTTTAGATAGCATTCTTTCTTTTTCAGCTTGTCGTACATTATTAAAATCTTCCCAATTAATTTTTCCACTATTTTTTATTCTTTCTTCACATTTTTCCGTTTTGGTTCCTTCAAAATAATATTTGAAAAATAAACTAGTTACCATGTTTCTATCACTTTCCATTAAAAAATTTTTTAAATCAATTCCTTGAGTCCACCCCCGTCCTTCAACTCGAAGTCTCGAATGACCATTTATGTACTTTATTCGGTAATCCGACATAAGTAAAATGTCTTCCCATAATAAATTGAAAAAGTGTTTAATAATCTCTTTGTACATAGACAAAATTGGTGCGGCTGTTTGTATTATTTCTAATCGTTTTTCTATTATTTTTTTTATATTTTCTAAATCTTGTTGTTGTTTCTCAAATAATTTAATGTCTTTCACTGCAACTGCACCTGCAGCTTTAAATGCCTTATTTGTAATGATTTTTTCATCGATTTCTTTCACCGATTTTTTAGAATCTTCTTTGAATTTTCTTAGATAATCTGGTTTATTCGTTGGAGAAAAGTCATAATTACCATCAATATTCTTAACATAATTTTCATAAAATCCCTCTATTTTTTCTTTTTTGCTTTCTAATTCTTCCGAAAATTTTTTAAAATCTTCTTTTCCATAAGATTCCCCCTCGGTTTGGTACATTCCGGCCGCCTTCGACTCTGAATAAAACGATTCCAGTTTTTTTATTGACTTGTATACACTTACATAGTATCTGAAAGTATCAACGTATATAAAGTAATCTATTTTAGATAAAGGCAGTTGCTCAAATTGATACCGAGCCCTATTTTGTCCATCTTTGTATCCATTAAGGTTAGCAAATACAGATGCAGGAACTTCTGGAAATTTCGTATTGGTTAATAATCGTAATCTAAAAAAAGTTTGAATTCGAATTGAAATATTACCATTATTATCAAAGTTATATATAAAATCACTCCTATCCAATCCACCATAAGCAATTAAATTATCTTCAAGTGCCAATCTTATAATTACCAATGCAATTCTAGCGTTTATATGTTGCTTAATGTTCTGAATATGCGAGGAGTATCTACCAAGAAATGAATTATATGATAAATATCCAGGTTCAGATTTTGTAACAACAATAGCAAAATATTTTCTTTTGAAGTCCTTGTTAATAGAAGAATCTTCATCACACGTATCTGATTTTGATTCTATTTGCTGTAATTTGCATAAAAAATCTAATGGATTTCCTTTAAGTTCATCTCTCGTAAATGTATCAGAAGCAATTAATAATTCCTGGCACAATGGTTCAGAACGATCGTATGAATTTCTGTATAGATCATAACGCTCCGTGAGAGATCCATAATATGAGTAATAATATTCGGCATAATCCAGCGCTGCTTTCCGATCATCTCCAAAACTATATAATGTTACAATTACACATTTAACGGGATTAGTTCCGTTAAAAGAAACAGAATCTTTTTCATCAACAACTACTTCATAATAAACACTTATTTCATTCGTACCTATATACCTTACTTTACAACTGGGTTTATAAATCATCTCTACTAATCTAGTAAAAGCCTTATCAGTTATATTTCCCGGACACGGAAGATTTTTAGACATTTAATATAATTAAACATTTTTATTTAAATTTTATAGTATAAATGTTAGTTTAAACTTTAATTTTTTTAATAAAAGAAAATTCAAAGATTAAATGGAAATTGTAAAAAAGGGAAACTATTTATACAATATTGAATTTAAAAAATCAGATTTAAAATCCGAAATATTACTAAAGGCGTTATTTCAGTCTAGACTTTTGGGTGCGGGTACAACATTGACAAGCGATTTCAAAAAAATTAATTTTAATGCACAAGAAGTAGAAACGTTAACTCATTTGTTAACCAGGTACAAAAAAGAGAGAAAAATTGAAAAACTAAACTATGATGAAACCGAGGAGCTTATTTTTTCTCTTAAAAAGCAATTAGAATATTTGAAACGACTTGACTATACTTTTTTCAATTTTACATTCAATGATATCATTGTTATCACAAAAAACAATAATAAAATTTTTATTAATACTAATACAGAATATCTTTTAAAAATCGAGAATAATTTAATAAAATTTATTTCACCTTTTAATCAAAGAGAAAAATTTTTAGACCCGGAAATAAAAGAATTAACCAGTCTTCCATCAACAGCAAGTTGCAAAGCTATTTATTATAGTTTAGGTCATTTGGCGTTATATTCTCTTTTCGAAGAAGAGGATAAATTAGAACAAATAAAATTCACAAAAGTTTATTGGGAAATTTTACGATGTATAAAAAAAGATTATTAGAAGGGTTTAAAATAATAACTCGATATAATATACAATGTCTTTGGCAACGTTTAAGAAAAAATCTATTATTTCAAGTCACGGAACAAAAGTTTCAGGAAAACCTCCGGGGGGCGTTTGGCTGTCACAAGGTCCTTTTGGACGTAGTACGGGATCTTTGAAACTAACTTATGCGGCGTCTGGACCCGAAGGATTTTCTATCAATGGTGGACACAGAAACGTGGGTTATGTTGGAAAAAGCTACGCGATGTCCTCTAATGGGACCCCAATGCGTGGTCAGTACCCGTATGGTAATGGCGGAATTCGTGGAAGATACGCCGAGCCAACGCCTGTTTATAATGTAAACCGAGTCCTTGTTTTAGGAACTCAGGCAGATTATATAAAACCAAGTGTTTTATCGACAAAAGGTATGCTTGAAAAGAAGTATAGGTGGGCATATAATGGTCAGTATCCAAATTACTGGGTTCAACCAAATTACACCGGAAATCAAACTGATAGCGCTAGTCAGGGCAACTATTTGCAGTCTCTTTCCGCAGCAAATAGCTCTGTTGTAGATATCAATAGGTCTGCTAAATTTGTGGGGTATGTTAAACGCGGCGGCCCTACCCTTTGTAAAACCTCTACAGCACGATTCAAATATAATGATATGTCTAGAAATGGTCCCTATACAAAATTCGTCAATAACTGCCAGGATTCTAGCACACATACTCTGCAAATACAAAGAAAATGTCAGAATCCAGTTGGTGCTCAAAAACCATTTCCTTATGCGAAAACAACTGGCACAGGAATTCAAAGCGGTGGTATTGGGAATGTAAACGTAGGTAATAGTTGTGATACAACTTCTCCAACATATCTTTCCCCTCCTCAATGGTACATAAATTCGCCTTCTCAGTTTGGTACTACATCACATTCTCCCTTTAAAATGATTAATGCGGTTCAAGCGGTAAAAAATCTTACCGGGCAGTCAGAGTGTAAGTAAAAACGTATTAAAAAGTCCCTCTTTTATATTACATAAACAATGAATTTTGTTTGCGCAAATCAAACAAATCTTGCTATTTTACGTAATATACATAAAACCTTTATGCATCTTTGTATTTTTATCGATTCCGAAGATGATGAAGTTATAGACAGGTATGTTAACGCAATTAGTAGTCATAACAACAAAATATTGAATCCAAATAATCAGCATGTTGATGCAGGATTTGACTTGTTCGTTCCTGTGGAAGTAAATTGTTTTAGTAATCAAGTCAATAAAATAGATTTAAAAGTAAAATGTAGTGCAAAAATAGTCAGTAATTGTGACGAGTCTAGAAGCACTGGATTCTACATGTATCCAAGATCAAGCGTTTCAAATACACCTTTGCGTTTGGCAAATTCAGTTGGAATAATTGACTCTGGGTATCGTGGAAGATTAATAGGTAAGTTTGATAGTCTGCAAAATAATTTTATTGTAAATAAATTTGATAGACTACTGCAAATATGTTCTCCAGGACTTATTCCTATTTATGTGGAGTTGGTAGTCAACGAAGAAACTCTAGGATTTACCGAAAGGGGAGAACAAGGTTTTGGTTCTAGCGGGCGATAAATTTTTTATATTGCAAATTTATATATGGCATCTAGTTTCATATATAAACATGCGTTTTTAGTTTTAGTTGGTCTTCTCTCAATACTTGTTACTTTATGGATCCTTTTTAACATATTTCCTAGTTTGTTAGCATCACTAATCAATACAATTTTAGGAAACATAATTCTAGTAATTTCTATTATTTTGGTAGGAATGAAAAATGTTACTCTCGCCATAGGACTCCTTATTTTATTTATTTTTTTATTCAAGTTTTCTTATTACGTTAAAGAAACTTTTGGCTTGCATCAGTCTGGAATCTATCAGTTTCAAAATTAACCACATCAGCAGTAATTAACAATTAAAATAAATATATATACTAATATCAATGTTTGGAAAAAAAATATATCTACCTTATTTACTAATTTTGCTAGGTGTTCTGGTTTTTGTATATTTTTCTCTCGGTTCTAAACAAAAGAATAGTGAAGGATTTGTTTCAAATAAATGGTCTCCCGAAACGATTCAAAATTTTCTAGAGTTTGAAAATACTCGAAATCCAATTTTAATTTTTGATGTAAGTATGATTCAAGAGCAAGCCACAGAAGATGAAGTAAAAATTTTACTTAGTACAGGAAAATGGCCTTGGAATGAAGAAACTAAAAAAATGTACATGAACGCTTTGAAGTCAAACACCATGTTAAAAACTAGCCCAGGCGAATCCATGAATCAAGCTATGGAAATTTATAATCAAAAAGTTATTCGAGAAATGCTTTCTTGG